CTAAAGAAGTAAATAATAACTTTAAAGAACTAGTAAATAAACCTGAATACCAAAACACTATAAAAGTAAAAAATGGAAAAGCAAAAGAAAGTTCTTAAGAATGATATTAAATATAACATCACTCTTAATGAAGAACAGAAAGAAGCTAAAGCAATAATAAGAGCTAATCAAATAGTTGTGATAACAGGTAGAGCAGGTTGTGGTAAATCTTTAGTGTCAGCTCAAACAGCCCTTGACTTTTTATTTAAGAAAGAATATGAAAACATCTACGTTACACGTGCAGCTGTGGAAGTTGGTCATTCTCTTGGGTTTCTTCCTGGTAGCCTTAATGAGAAATTTGATCCATACTTGGAAGCCTTTAAGGAGAATCTGGTTAAATGTTATGACAAGGGTAAGATTGATACCCTTATACAAGATGGAAGAGTGGTGGCATTACCAGTGCAGTTTATCAGAGGTAAGACTGTGGATGATGTTCTTGTGGTGGAGGAAGCACAAAACCTTAGTAAGGCTGAGATGCTTGCTATTCTTACAAGACTTGGGAAGAATGGTAGGATTATAATTAATGGTGACAATGAACAGAAGGATATTAAAGATCCATTTAATGGACTATCCTATGTAATAGAACTTAGTAAAAAATTACAAGAGATTAAATGGATCAAACTTAAACATAATCACAGATCTGATTTAGTAGGTAAAATATTAGACTATGAGTACAACGGAAAATAACATAATGTTACTAACTGATATTCTTGATGCTTATGAAGCAGGTGTTCTTGACATGTCTGAAATGGCTAGAAAATGTTATCTAAGTGAAAAAGAAAAGTTTTTAAACAGAACCACTTGGATACATAATGATGAGTTAAAAAATCAATCTCTACTTAGAGGTATGGCAAAGAAAGGACAAAAAGATTTACTAAAACAGACAAGAGAAAAACTATGATTACTCAAACAATACATGAAATACATAATCCATTTGATGCTTATGCAAAACAACTTGGGGATTGTCTTGTAATGTTTATGATTGGAGGAAGTGTAACATCTAATCCTCAGTTTGTTGTACGTATATATCATTCAGGAATCATACGTACTGTAGATCAAAATGATTTAATAGTATATGGCAATCCTACAACAGGAGAAAGTTTAACACCACCAATTCCAGATGATTGGAAACCAAAAAAAAGTAAGTGGCCTAAAGGAGCTAAATTTAATATGGATTTTTTAAAAGTAGATAAACAATGATAAGATTATTTGATATACAGAATGGAAAGGTGATACCTAGTGAGCATTGTTATACTCTTAAGTTTCTTAAAGATATAATGGATGAATATCCTGATGAGCATCTACAAATATATGGATACCTTTTTTACATGACCTGTCCCAATCCAGATATGAATCCATTCTTTGATATACCAGAAGAAGATAAGGAACATATTATACTAAAAGAAGTGGATGCTGACTTTAGTTTAGATGATGATAAGATTACACATGCTCTCACTATGTGTAAGAAGATGTATGAAACTCCTACATATAGAGCATATGAAGGTATTAAAATATTCTTAGACAATATGGCTAAGAGTATGAAGACTGAAACTCTTACCTTTGGTAGAGATGGTTCAGCTCCTGCCCTACTTAGAATGGCTGAGAAGTATGATGGGGTGAGACAATCATTTAAAGGTGTGTATAGAGACTTGATGGAAGAACAGCAGTCAAGTGTAAGAGGTGGACAGAACTTAGCTTATGATCAATAAAAATAACAAACTATGGCAAAGAAACTAGAAACCTACCAGGATGTAGAACCTGGTTATAAACATGAAGATGACTTTATGAATGATTGGGTATTTCATTTCAATCCTTATGCTAATCAGTGGGCAGCTATTCCACGTGATAAGTATACTGACTATTGGAATGATTTTAAACATCATGCCGTTCTTAGAAGTAAACATTTAAATACTCTAATAGATTTATTACATAAGTCTAAAGGTAATATGGGCATCATAGAAGATATAACACGTGGTGAAATTAAATAACTATATAGAAGTACCCACTTATTCCAATGGTGTATGGAGTAGCACTGATTTTTCTACAAGAGAAGAGTTTAAAGACTTTGTACGTTCTATATTCAAAGATGCTGGACCTGATGAAGGATATAATTTCACTGTAGATATTTCTAAGCAATTTAATAATGAAGCTAGAAGATTTCAAACCCAAGGTTATTATTGTCATGCTCCATTAAAGAGTAAAGACTTTATGGACTATTGGGATGATCAAAAGCTTAAGTGTAGAAATGGAGTGATATATAAAGAAGGTGAAAACACTTGGTACCTCACTAGAGACTATTACATGTGGCTTAACTTTCTTCCTATTTATGATAAAGAGGAAAAAAGGTTTGACTTTGCTAAGGTAAGAGATGCTCAGTATCACATGGCTCTATATGAATGTCTTGGAGAGTTATGCTATAAACATCTTCCTATTCTAAAGAAACGTCAGATAGCATCTTCTTATTTCCATATGGCCAAGCTTATAAATCAGTATTGGTTTGAGCAAGGATCTGTAAATAAAATAGGTGCCAGTCTTAAAGACTACATTTCTGAGAAAGGCTCTTGGAGAATGCTGAATGAATACAGAAACTTCCTTAACGAACATACAGCCTGGTATAGACCATCTGAACCTGATAAGATATTCTCATGGCAACAGAGAATTAAAGTGAGAATAGGAGGACGTGATACCTTCAAGGGTAATAAATCCATCATCACAGGTACCTCATTTGAAAAAGATCCAACTAATGGTGTGGGTGGACCTGTAACTTACTTCTTTCATGAGGAGGCTGGTATTGCTCCTAAGATGATGGACACATATGAGTTTATGAGACCAGCTATGCAATCTGGTATGGTGACTACAGGTACGTTCATAGCTGCCGGCTCAGTGGGTGATCTTGAACAGTGTCAGCCACTTAAAGATATGATATTATACCCACACAGGTATGGGATGTTTGCTATTAAATCTAATTTAATAGATAATAAAGGAACTATTGGAGAAACCGGTTTGTTTATACCAGAGCAGTGGTCGATGCCTCCTTATATAGATGAAGCCGGTAACTCCTTAGTTAAAGAAGCATTAGAAGCTATTATACAAGAACGTAAACAATGGTATAAAGATCTTCCCCCAGATCAGTATCAACTTCGTATATCTCAGAAACCCACCACAATAGAAGAGGCCTTTGCTACTAGAAAAGAGTCAGTGTTTCCTCCACATCTTGTTTCTAAACAACTTCAACGTATAGAAGAGAAGTCATATCCTGTTGAATATCTTGAACTTAGCAGAGATAGTGAAGGTAAAATTGTAGATAAGGTTTCTAGAAAAGCTCCTATAATGGAGTTTCCTGTTTCTAAAAAGTCAGATAATAAAGAAGGTGTAATATGTGTTTATGAACGGCCATGTAAAAACCCTACATTTGGTATGTATTATGCTGCTGTGGATCCGGTGGGAGAAGGTAAAACAACTACATCTGATTCATTATGTGCTATTTATGTATATAAAAATTCTGTAGAAGTTATTAAAGATGATGGTAATGGAGAAGTAAAAAGTATAGTGGAGAGAGATGCTATTGTAGCATCCTGGTGTGGAAGGTTTGATGATATTAATAAAACTCATGAAAGACTAGAACTTATTATAGAATGGTATAATGCTTGGACATTAGTAGAGAATAACGTGGCTTTATTTATCCAGTATATGATATCTAAAAAAAAACAAAGATATCTTGTACCAAAAGATATGGTGTTATTCTTAAAAGATATAGGAGCTAATAGAAATGTATTCCAGGAGTATGGATGGAAGAATGTAGGCACTTTGTTTAAAGGAAACCTTCTATCATATGGTATAGAGTTCTTACAAGAAGAGCTTGACCAAGAAATGGATGTTGATGGTACAATAACTAAAGTGATATATGGAGTGGAGAGAATACCAGATCCTATGTTGCTTAAAGAAATGCAAGCTTACCAGGAAGGAGTGAACGTGGATAGACTTGTAGCATTCTGTTCTCTTGTAGCTTTTGCCAAGGTGCAACAATCTAACAGAGGTATGAGTAAACGTGTAGAAGTTACAAACAAAAACTTGGATAACTCACAAAAATTTAGTAAATTAAATTATAGTCCCTTTAGACATATTGGAGCTAATAAAGGAGGTTCACTTATGAGACCTTCTCGTAATGCTTTTAAAAACATAAGATGATGGAAACAATAACTATTTCAGATTTAAATGCTGGAACATTTGTATGCACAAGTACAACAGAACCTTGTAATGTTACATATGTAATCACTGAAAATATCACTCTAACTAATTCATAATCATGCAAATATATAATGCCTTACAACTTAAAAAGGGTGCAAAGGTAGAGTACAATAAGATGGGTACTCTAATTCAGCCTTTTCAGTTTGTATCAGAAAAAGAAAAGGATGATCAGTGGAGGGCATGGAACCTTGACTGGTTAGAGTTTCAAGGAATGAAACAATTAAGACGTAATGCTAGACGTCTAATGAAAAACTATAAACTAGCAAAGGGTATTATAGACAAGCAAGATTATATAGCAGAGGAAGATAATGAGATGGCTGATCTTATAGATACACTAACTAAAGAAGATGTATCAGCATTTGAACTTAAGTTCTATCCTATTATTCCCAATGTAATTAATGTTCTTACAAATGAATTTTCTAAAAGAAGTTCAAAAATAATGTTTAGAGCTGTTGATGACATGTCTTACAATGATATGTTAGAACAGAAAAGAGAAATGATTGAACAAACTTTGTTAGCT